TCGTGTAGGTGAGGCGGCTCTTTTCGGTGGTGTGTTGGGCGGCGCTGAAGGCTTTTTAATGGGTAGGTCTGCTAAAAAACAAGCCCTAAGTTTCTTTGAAACTAAGCTTCAAATTGCGGGAATTGATAAGGCTGCTTATAATGAAAAGCTAACTATTGACGCAATATTTAATGATCCGGCACAGGGTGATGTTACAGGTAAAATCTCACGCGGTATAGATTTTGACCCTGAAACTGAAGAAGGCAAAGACTTACTAGAGGAAATAAATAATCTTTCACCTGATATGGATGTTGGTGAAATATTAGGGCTAGATAAAAAGACAGGTGCTACAAAAGAGGACGTATCACAAGCTACACTTCGTGTGGATATAGCAAGAAAAATGGGTATGATTGCTAGAGATATTGTAGCTGTAAAAATTAAAGAGTTTGATGATGCCTCAAAGATGGGGCTTGAACAGACAGATGATGTACTTCTAAAGCTAATTAGAAATTCTGCCCTAAAGGCAAAAGAAAAACGTGCTTTAGGTCAACAAAAAAAGTGGGGTAAGGGTGTTGAAGTTCCAGCAGCCTCTAAAGACCTTATTGTAGATGTATTTAAATATTTAGGTGATACCACTAATAAAGGTATCGACGGTGTTGAGGAGGTAGACTCCCTATTGGAAGCCAGTGGTAGAAGACAGGACTTCATAGACTTTCTATCTAATGTAGGAGAAAAACAGGGTGAAGCAGGCCCAGTTTATGACGCCGTAATTGAGGCTTTTGACACGTCTCTTTCTGAGGCAGGCAGAACATTAAACTCTGCGTCTCGTATGGGTAAGCTACTAAAAGAATATGGTTCCTTCACCAAAGATCAAAAGAAAGTACTAGATGAAGTTTTTGGAGATGCTGATGGCACACTACAGACTTTTGAAAGTATGTATGAAGCCATACATAAATTTGGTAGGGTTCGCCGTGCCTTAATGACTATAACACCTGCAACAACAGCACGAAATATTTTTTCTGGTTTAACCAATATAACATTTGCTACTGGGGCTAATGCCATTGAGTCTGCTGTATACCAGACAGCTAAAGTTATTAGTGATAAAGATCATTCTTTTGGTAGAGGTCTAAAAGAGTGGTGGCTAGATAGCTCTGGTATGCTGTTAAATATGTGGACAGCAAACAGAGGTGCAGGTAGAGCTATGGTTGACGTAGCTCTAATGAATAATCCTGTTTTAATGCGTAAGCTTTTACGTAATAATGCTGAATTTGGGGAAGGTCAAAATCTTCCATCTATGGTAAATTTCCTAAATGGATTGAATATTGCGTCAGATGGTTTCTTTCGGCGTTCTTTATTTGCGTATGAATTAGATAAAGGTTTTCGCCGTGCAGGAATTGAAGGGGGTATGAAAGATGTGATTATGGAAGGCAAATCCATACCCACAGCATACTTGACAAAAGCGGCAGAAGAGACACTAAAAGGAACTTTTAGCTATAGTTTTAAAAAAGATAAAGGGGGGTTTGAAAGCACAGCAAGCACCTTCATTGATTTCATAGAAAAAGTTCCCGGTGGTACTGTGTTGTTTCCGTTCGCTCGCTTCATGCTAAACTCTATGGCATTTCAATATCAATACAGCCCCCTAAATACAGCAGCACAATCTTTTCAAGCTATCACAACATTGACGGCAAATAGATTTAGAAAAGATAAAAAGAAACTCGACTATGCAGGACTAAGTAAAGCTTTTAGTAGAGGCTCTGTGGGTACTGCTGCTTTGTATGCAGCCGTTAAAATGAGGGCAGATCAACAGGAGAACCCCTATTGGAAATTACGTATTGGTGATTCCGACGTTGACACACGTCCCCTATTTCCTATTGCTCCGTACTTACTAGTAGCTGATTTCATTGTAAAAACAGCAGGCATGAACGAAGACGAAATTAAGTCCAGTGTCCGTAATGCTATTCGGGGAGAACCTGTAACCGCAGGTAGTGCGCCTTTAGGGTTAAGAGAGGTAGCAGAAGGTATAGCGGGTCTTAATATGAGAGCCACAGCTCAATTACCTATGTTTGATGCTATATTAGGTTTGGCTCAAAAAGATGAGACAGGCGGTTATTTTGGTACAGATAAAACAGGTGAGGCATTAGGTGAATTTATGTCTTCCTATTTGAAGACTCCGTTTGTAGGTGCTAACTTCTTCAAAGATGTTATGGCCTCTTTTGACGAAACAGAGGCAGTCATTAGAGATACGAAGGCTGGTGTTGAGGGTACAGGTTTTCAGGAAAGATTATCATCATCTTTTGGAGAAAGCTTCAAGCAAGTACTGCCTGTTAGGGCGCAAGAAGCATTAGGTTTTGAAGCGTCTCCTGTTCGTCAGTTTGCATATAGAGAAAAACCTGCTTACAGACAAAACACATTAGCCAAACAGACAACAGGTGCCAGATTGGAGCTACCGCCTACTGATGTTCAAGCTGAAATGGAAGCATTAGGTATGCCAGAGTGGCAAAGATTTAAGCCATCTGGAGACAGGGTGGCAGACTCATATATGAGAAAGGCACACAACCAACATATGTTGGGGTACATAAGGGGTATAATGTATAGCCCTGAATATCAGAGTATGTCTAAGGACATGCGTTCTGAATTTATGAACAATACAATTTCAGTAACTAAAAAAGAAGCTAAAGAAATAGGTGAATATTTTAATATGGAAGCCATTGTTTCCAGATTAAGTGTACAGCTTCCCGAATTAGAAGAAGAGTTTCTTCGTATGAAGGACAAGAATCCTAAGAAAGCTAAAGAGTTACTACTAAATTATTATCAGCAGAAGAATTATGTATACACTGGTCCTTTCCCCCGAAGCAGGTGGATGGGTAGCACGGCTAAAAGAACAAAGGCTGTTGTAAACCAACACCTAAAAGTAATGTACAACGGTATGAAAGATAGTGGTACACTGGGAGACAGTGAGATAGGTATCATAATGACTCTAGCCGCAGACAAATACGGAGAAGACAACCTTACTATTGAAAACACGGGTCTATATGCGCTAGGCCACGAGTTAGGTAAGGCGTTTAAGTCAGGTTTAAAACCTTAACGCTTATCTCCTGACCCTCCAATAGTGCCACGATCTTTACGTGACGAAAGCTTGTTCATATTATCTTTGGCTACTCTGCCTAAAGAAATATCCAGATCAGTGGCGAGTGCGGAGCAGTACCACAGTACGTCTCCTAACTCTGCCGCAATCTGTTCCTTCCAATCGTCTGGACGCTTACTTGCACCATCACGTATAAGTTTCTTTACTTTGTTGGCTACCTCACCAGCCTCACCGGCAAGTCCGAGTGCTGGATACATCAGCTTTGTATTTGCAGGATAGATAGCTGTAGTCTTACAAAATTCCTGATAGTCTTCTAGCGTCATAGCTGCGCCCTTCATGTCCATAAATTCCTTAACGTCTTCCATTAACTTCATGCAGTTTCTCCAAATTATCAAAGTAGGCTTTGTTATAACCTCTTTGCCACTCGCGAGCCTGCATCGTGTGTTCCTTAAACGGGCAGGCCGTCACAATAAGGGTTGCATCATCAGCCTTTCGTGTCCATTGTTTAGTACTAGAAAAAGCCTCATACCCTTTATTATATTGTAAGGGTAGAGGCGGGTCATTCTTTAGCTTTGGTGGTCTAATGTTTTTTCTCATAGGTTATCCTGAAGTGTTGAAATCTGTGTTACATAACAATCCGCTTTCATCTTAAATCCGTATTGATCCACATCTCCTTTAGTATGCTTTTCTGCAATATCAAAGAAGTCTGATTTCTTCATAGTTCCTAAATACCAACCAACAGATAAATCTTTTTTAACACGTACAAATGAATACGCATCACACTTCTGTTTGGTATTAGCTGCGGCTACTACACAGTTATAATGATCCTTTGGGGCAACAGTAGTAGCCACTGTCTTTACGTCTATTTTAGTTCCGTCTTTCATAACTAAATCATAGTCGTATGTATTCTCTAACTCTCCCCCCAAACAATGTTTTGCTACCTCTTCACCTAAGAAGCCAATGATATTGCCTCCCCCGCGTGTGATGGAGTTACGTAGAGAACCCAACTCCTTCGCTTTGATGCGAGCATTTTCCATCATAGCTGTACTAATCTCAACTTCTCTCATTTTATTTCCTTCGTACTACCTTTAGCCTTAACGGCTGGTGATGTCCACAACTTCGCAGACCCCTGCCGTGCAGGCAAGTTCTTGTGATCCCGAAGTGTTGTCTTCCATCTCATAATCTTTGAGCTTAGACCAGTCAATGCTTTTCGGCATCGCTTCTTTAAGCGTAGTATACTCAGACTCAGTGCAATCCTGATACGGAGCTTGCTTATAAGAATGTTCAACGTGAGGGAGGAAACTAACGCCCGAAATGCTGTCAAAGTTTTCATAAACCCAGTCTCCTACCTTCAACCATTCTTCTTCACGTACACTGACAGTGATAGACGGCTTGTGTTCACACCACGCATTTTGATACACCTTCCACAATTCTAGTTGTTCGATGGCT